CACGAACCCTTGTACCTGCTACCTTAGATCCTACAGATCCTGGATTTGATATTTGTAATGTAGTATATGTCTGAATATCCCAAAGATATAGATCCCATTCAGTACCTGCACCTGTATATGGTGCATCTGACACATTAAATGCATAGATACGAGCTTGTCCAACCTCATTCCAATCACCATTCCAATCACTATCAACACCTGGTGCTATATTATCATCCTTTCTAATTTTAAATAAACTTACAACATTATTGGCATCACCACCAATAGTAATTTTAGGTGTTCCATGTACATTATTAACCTTTAATAGACTTCCCATTTCATATGAAACTGAAGCATTTTTAACAGTTTTAGTATCTCTTGGTTTATCTACATCTAAAACTGTTGTACCTGGTAAATAAACATCAAATCCTCTAACATATGCTTTACCTGGAGACAATTTAACACACATTAAATTTTCTGATGGATCATTACCATCATCAGTCTTTTGATCTTCGGTAAATAAACCAGCAGTTCTTACTTCATCATTTAATGAATTCTGCAAATTAACTGTAAATGGTTTTACTGCATAGTTGCCAGATTCATCAAAAGTTCTCTTTGCAAAATATTTTTTAATCTCAGAATATACAGAACTATTCTGTAATTTCTTCATTTCACCATTCTTTACTCTGAATAATTCGACAAAGTTAGTATCTTCAAAGTCTAATAATGCTTTTTTAGCAAGTTTTACTGATATTTTAAATCTATCAGCACCTGGAGCAGCATAGTTAGTAAATCCTTTGGCATTATCATATAAAGAAGGATCTTCATTCGCATTAACAATCTCTTCTAAAATTTCAAAACCTACTCTATAAGATGGTTTATTATTATAAGGTTCTAATACAATAATATCTTTAGAAACATCTACAAAAGTTCCTCTAATAAAATATACACCATCATTAACACCAAAAGCAGATCCAGTTGCTGTTGCAAGTTCGGGTACTAAATTTAAAACAGTCTGTCCTGCTGTAAGAGTAGTATTTCCATAAGTTACATTCTCTTCTAGAGTTAATATTTCACCATTGGGAAATGCTTCACTTTCTCCACTAGTTCCTGATGTAACATACTTAACAAATATAGTAATATCATCAACACCTTCATCTGGTGGTAAAATATAATTCTTTATTGTTGCTATCGTTTGAGAATTTTGTCCTTTAACTCTTGTACCTTTTCCATTGTTATTATTAACAATTGCATCCAAATAAATTGATACGTCTATTCCTAGATGATCTGGATTAACTTTTGCAGCAAAATATGTTGGATCATACTCAATATTTCCAGGAATGACCATTGATCCTTCCTTAAAGATATGACTTCCGAAGGATTCTAATTGATTTTGTAATACTGATTGTAAACCTGTTAATTCTCTAGCCTGTACTGGATGTCCAGGTTTGAACAGTATCTTATAAAAATTTTTTGCCTTATCAAAATCATCATAATAAGGACTTATATTTAAGTTAGTCTTCTGTGGCATTTTCTTTAGAATTCCAGAATGATTTTAATGTCTTCTTTTTGTCGCTCGTTTCGAGCAATCAAAGGTCTGTTATCAAGGTAAATTATTTCCCCTGATCCTTTATTTATCTCACTATTAGATAACCCTGCATTGAAGGTTACTCCTAAATTAATTAATTTTGTTCCAGTAGGATTTGTCGATATTCCCGAAAAGGCAGTATCAACAGAACCAGAAAAATTAGATGATACTCCAAAAATTTCATTTGCATTATTATCAGATTCAAAACCATATATTCTACCAGTTGTTGATATACCAGTATAGTCGGTTTGATCCTCTTCCAGAGTAACTGGATTAATTGTATAATTTAAAGAACGATCTTTAATATACTTCAAAACTTGAGTCTCTTTATCCCAAGAAGCAACATAACCAGTTGCAATTTTTCCATTATTTGGTGATACAGTCAGAGTTTGTTTAATTTCTTCACCAATTGTTGGTGTACCTGTAACACTTGAAAATTTAACTGCTTGTAAAGATGAAAAAGTATCTTCGGTAAATGTATTTGAAGTTCCAACTTTAGTTGGATTTTTTACAATACCAACTTGAGCAAATTTACTATTTGTTGGGAAATCTTTTGTTGAATCATCAAATCTAGCATAGATTAAAACTCTATCAGTTCCCAACTCAGTGTAAATATCATATCCATGTCCAAGTGCTGGTGGAATAATTGGGACTAATTTTGCTCTATTTGTAGTAGAAACATTACTACTCAATCTACCCAAATCAACTAAACCATAACTATAATCTTTACCACCAGAACTAACTGACACATCAGTTATTTTTCCATTTACAATATCAACTACCGCCTTTCCACCAGTTCCATCTCCAATTATATCAACTTCTTCACCATAATCACCAGAATATTCAGCACCTGCTTTCTCAATATGAACATGTTTAATTTGATTTAAATTTACTGATGAATCAGCATTTTCTCTAACTGCTCTAATACTAGAATCAATATTTGTTGCCCAATCATTTGGAACAGTTATATATTCTGTTGAGTCAAATTTAATAATATCGCTAGGAGAAATGGTAAATAGATATTTCCAAAGATATCCATCACCGCTATTACCTGCCTTTGTTGGTTCTAAATCAGTAAATTTTGGTTCGTCTTGAGAAATATTTCCTTTTAGATTACCTTCTTTACTTCCATTACTAATACAAATATATACTTTAAAATCAGAATTTATTACATAATAATTTGCTTCATATAATCTAGCAGCAGAATTTATTGGGCTTGGATTTTTTACACTATAATCATCCCTATACATTTCATATCGATTACCAGCAACCCAATCCACTTTTCTTACTATTCTTCTTATATTTGCAGAAGATATTTTCTTACCAAACATCATGGTGTCGCCAACATGTGCTCTATAAGAAAAATTATCTACTGGATCAAGAGTAGATGATTGCCAACCAGAAGACCTACCATACCCAACAGTTGTTGGATTTGGTAAACCGATAAACACATAATATGAGTTATTATCAGATTCTACTGACTCTACAAAATTATTGGCATTTAGAATTCTAAATTGATCAGTAACAATTGCCGACATTGTAATTAGACTTTTTTTCTTTATTTATAGTGATTTATTATGGAAGTCCAAAGACCCTCAATGCTCCAGTGGATCTTAGTCCTTTTAAGGACGTTTCTGAATAATTCCTTCTTTGAATAGTTGGGAAAGTTGTTAATCCAGAATTAACTGTAAATCCAGTAACTGCAATAGATATTGGTTCTGCAGCACGTTTTGTATCATCACCATATAACATACCCCAAGATAATATACCTAATGATATTGTTGCTCCTTCATCTGTTGGATTATAAAAACCAGTAGTTGCTATTCCAACTATTGGAGCACCATTTTGAACATTACAAATAATTTCACCATTTTCTCCCGAAGCTGGTCCTATTTCACTTACTCGATAAACATTATCTAGATACGTTGTACTAATACCCACAATATTAGTATCACTATTAACTACTGAAGTTACTCCACTACCAACTTTTGTATTTGTAATTAATACTGGATATCCACGTTTTAAGTCTGCAGCACTTCTACCAGCAGGTTGTGCCCTAAAGAAGAATTTAAGTGCAGTCGAATGTCCATCAATACCAGTTGATGTTGTAATACCAGTAATAACTCCAGTAAATCCTTCAACTTTATCAATATTAAGAACTTTTTCAGTAAGTACTTGTGGAGATTGAATAATAACTTGTGGAGGAGCAGTAAATGTATACCCTAAACCTACATTTACAATAGAAACCGATGATACAGAACCATTAGTAATAGATGCTGTGGCAAATGCAGTTGTTCCAATACCAACACCAAGGGTGTTAACACCAACTAAATGTGGTGCAGCAAAATTAATATCAATTGTACCAGTAGTATAACCAGATCCTACATTAGTAATATCAAGAGAATCTATTGTTCCATCTGCTTTAACTATAGCAGTAAATCCAGCACTAACTAAACTTGTATCGCCTTCGACTATTAAAGAATCAACACCAATAATACCAATTCCATATCTATCATCAACATCTAAAGCTGGATTAAACTCATCTTCATAATAGAATGATTCTGCATCATCAACAAATATACCATCATTATCACCTACCCCAATACCAGAAGAAGTAGTTAAATTACCAATAATCTTAGAAGTTGGATAAATTTGTGCTTCTATACTAGATCTAGATTTACTAATTACTTCACCCTGAATAATTTTATCAACTTTTTGTTTAGTCCACTCTAATGGTTTTTCTTGTATTTCATTAATACCAACACCAGAATATATGTCTGTTTCGAGAATATCAGAACCTAATATTGATTTAATAATCCTAGTTCTACTTTGTGCAACTGTTCCAGTATTATTTGGACTCTTATTAGTTTTAACATCATCACCAACTTTCACTGTTTCTTGTACATCAACAATTTCAACATCTTTAGTCCTATCCCCAACATAGAAGAAAATATCTATTTTATCATCATATCCTGGTGCTTCTGTAAATAATACAGTTGTTCCACCATTAAACTGATATGCTATCTTAGGTGTTTG